GCTTCAGATTAATACCATTCAGATAATCCTTGAGAGGGTACTCATAATCAGGCATATAACACCTTCTCAAGGGGGTTTACAGGGTTAATTTCGTAGTTAGAGATGAGTAATTCATCCTTCACGTTAGTAGCACGGTGTTGCATACCATAGGTAAGTCTAAAGTACCTCTGATTATACAACGAAAATGCCTCTTCGATGTCAGGATCAACATTATATGTTAGCAACCACTTATGTGGGCATACAGAACAGATATCTTTAAAGGTTGGGTGATCAAAGTTCTTATGCAGATCTGCTTTAGTACCATAGAGGAATGACTTGATCTTATATGGTGGATCTAAGAAACAAAAAACATTATCACCACCAGTATCACTCATCACTACCTCATAATCTTCATTAGTGATACGCCAGTTCTTAATTATGTCAGGATAGTTCTTTAACTTAGCAGCACCACGCAATGTAAAGTTCTGACGTGATGCAGCAGGTGAAAACGATGAGTTCTCAGTCAACCCGCTATAGCTACACTTGTTAAGAACCCAAAAAAGAACAGCTTGATCAAAAGGTTCTGCGTGTTCGATATCTTTCTTAGTCTTATCAAAGAGTTCCCTAGCAGTGTCATCATCTGGGTGGTCTGTCTTGACCTTATAACATGCATCAGATAATTCATTACCTCTCTCCTGTAACTGAACCCAAAAATTGTACAGATATGTGTACTTATCATTAACCCACACAGGTACATCAGGATGGTGTTGTGCAAAGTATAGTGCCATAGAAGCACCACCTATAAATGGTTCCCTATACTCCTTCACATCAGGTGGGAACCAATTATATAATTGCTTTACTGCTCTGGATTTGCCTCCAGGATAACGCAGTGGAGTCTTCACTAGTTTCATAATTAATTAACCGTTAAGTTCGCCATTGGTATACCCTGTGGACCTGCATTGACAGGACCATTAGGTAAAGAATTAAAGGCCACAGACCAACGATCCCCACTACCATTATGAGGACCACTCTGGTGCTTTAACCAACCTGGAAATACCAATAGTTTACCAGGTTCTGCCTCCATAATTTCACGAGTAGGATCAATATGATCCCTAATGATCTCTAGAGTATCCTGATTACGAATGTCTAATGGATCCCAGAAGGTAGTAGGTGCACCATCTGTAAAATAGTATACACCACTAAGGTATGAGTAGTTGTGGCGATGTATAGGATGTCCTGTGTTACTACCCTTAGTTGCAAGGTTTGCCCATGACAATGATATCTTTAACTCATGGCACTGTAGTGCTTGAGCACATCTAATCTCATCCAGAACATCAATAATAAATCCCATAAGGGGTTCCATCTCTGGTTCCTTATGGATGTCACCTCTACTGGTACGTACACCAGCAGGGAAGTTATACATCTGCATCTCTAATGTCTTACAGAACTCCAATGCCTGCTCAGACATCCACATATCTCTCTCATCTAACCTATACTCCCAGACTTGTACTGGAAATAATTGGTGAATCTTTTTATGTGGTTCGCTCATTTAAACTCACACCTCATCATTAATTCTGTCAAGAACGCAACCAAATTGATCTCTTGATCCATCACAAAGGAAGACTTATATTGATACTCCCCTATGACTAAGACTGCTTCTGGTATACTCTTGGGTACAAGATAGTTATACAAGTTATCATAGACCTTTCTCATGATAACATGAGGTTCTGTATCCATGTTACTCGTCACCCACTTCTTCATGTTAGTGAACTCTCTGTTCTTCAGATAACCAACAAGAGATGTGATGTTAACATCTGTAACCTGTGCCAGTATACCTACATCAATCTGTCCACCTGAAGCATACCTCTGCAACTCATTAAGAGTACGTCTGAAGTCAGGGAAATGTCTCTGTACAACCTCTGCAACTACCTTCATCTCAAACTTAACGTTCTCTTCTGCAAGGATAGTATGTACTCTCTTAAAGAATAGAGTCGCTAGTTGTGCTTTCTCTTTACCTTTAACATGAAAATCAACTACTGAACATCTTGAGTGGAGTGGTTCGATGATTTTGTTCTTGTAATTGCAGGTAAAAATGAATCTGCAGTTTCTGGAGAACTCCTCAATACTCGCTCTAAGAAGGAGTTGTACGTCGGGAGTGGTATTGTCTGCTTCATCGATGATGAGGACTTTATGTTTCGACTTGCTTGTGAGAGATACTGTAGACGCAAAACTCTTGGCACGATTCCGAACTGTATCAAGAAACCTTCCCTCATCTGATCCATTAACCACATAATAGTCTGCTCCTAATTCATAACATAATGATTTAGCAATGGTTGTCTTTCCAATACCTGCAGGACCAGTCAGAAGAAGGTTTGGTATCTCACCTTGAGCAAGAAACCCCTTAAACATCTTCTTGGTTTCTTCAGGTAGGATACAATCATCTACCTTCTCAGGTCTATACTTTTCCACCCATAAGAAGTCATCCATTTACATACCCCTCATGTAGTTCACACCCAATATAATGCCTATTGAGTGAATTTGCATACCTGTTACTAATAGTATAACAAATAGAAATGGAAACAGTGTTACTAGTATAGTCATTGCCAGTTATAATGATAGAAATTTCCTTCGGGATGAAACATAGGATCCTCATCTACGATACGATTATGTAACATAGACTGTCCTTTAAAGTCTGTCCTGCCATCTAATACTTTAAGTGCATCAACTATCTTCATCTGACCTTCAGGAGATTTAAGTTTCTCAACTAGATCAGGATCTGCCCTGAGTGTATAATTCTGTGATACTCCTTCGTATTGTCCTTTACTATACACTACTGAACAAACAGTATTAGGAAAATCTGGAGAAGCAACTCTGTTTAAAACAGAAGCAGCAACACCATACTCATCATCAGTAAATCTTCTTGCTTCTACTTGTACTACCTCAGCAAGGCAGGTATAGGAGTGGGGTGGTAGGTCTGCTAGTAATGGAATCATTCTCTATCCTCTATAAAGTCAGGGCATAATAGGGTGGTGAGGTGACGCACATACGTGGTCTCTCAGTTATAGTTTTAAGCGTCTCTCGACAGTCACCTACTAAAACTGAATCAATACTCACTATCAGGCTCCAGTGCAATGAGATACTCTAAAGAACTAACGTAATCTTCTGCACCCTTTGTTATAACACCTGTGAACCTAGCAACCTTTGCAGCATAGATATCCAAATCATATGCAGAACATGGTGTATATTGTCCACCCCTAAGGTTAATGACAGATAGATTCTCTATCTTCATACAAAAGCAGAAGTCATTTTCGGCCTTACCTAACTCAATCTCAAGTGAATTGGAAGATGAGTTACGCTTGTCAGTTACAACAGCAGTGAGTACACCATCCTCACCAGTAAAACATATATCTGGGAGTTGATAGGTACTAGCAGCACGTTCTATCTGCAACAGTTGTGAGTGTTGTAGTACTGTAGAGACTACAGGAGCACCCAAATCCTGAATAGTTTCAGGTGGTGTTGTTACCATGCGTGGTTCAGCATAGTAATACTTAATCTTACTACGTTTCTGTTCCAATGTAACAAGATTATCACCAAAATTAATGTCTGGTTTGTCATCTGTAGCAAGTATATTAATACTGCTGATCAGATTAGATAGATCATAGATAGGTGCTTGCTTAGGAAACGATACCTGCTTAAAATTAGCACTGGCAAGAATGTTCTTGTTGTTACTAATCGTCGCTACCTTATGCCCTGGATTAAAAATGATAGAAGGGTTGATCTGGTTAAAAGATCTCAACACTTCCATCTCATACTCAGTAAATTTCATAATCATTCGTAATCAATTAGGGATGGTGGTGTTCCAATTTGTTCTTCTTTATCATCAGGGTACGACGTGCCTGAGAAGTAGTATAATAGTATAGCATAGTGAATGATTTTTAGCACGTCACTCTTATGCTGACTCTTCTTTTTGTAACGAGATGCGTACTTAATAATATTAGATTGGCAGAAGTGCTCTGCTGATCCTATCGCCTCAAGGAGGTCTAGAGTCTGAACCCCCTTCTCTTCGTTAGAGTAATGTGATCGGTAGGTGGATTGGATATAATCCTTCACCACCTTGATCGTATCGTCTTCTCTATACTTCATTTAGATAATCCCTTTCGGTTTTGTACAATGTGTCTGGATTTTTTAGAATCTCAATACCATGTACTATTTCTGGGTAGAGCCATTCATCTAATGGTTGTGAACAGTTCTTCCAGTTGTCTGGATGAGCACAGTTCACAACTACCACAGAAAAGAACGCAGATATGTAACTAAGAATCTGATACATCTGTTGTCTCTGTTACTACTTCTGCATCAATTTTGGTGTAAAGTTCTAGGAATGACTCTTTTGTTTCATCATCGAAACGATTTAAGCATACCTTGATTGCCTTAAGTCTATCACCAAAGATAGCAAAAGCACGTATCACATGGACTAGACGACGAGTACTGATAACTTCATCCACTCCACCTTCAGCGAAAGTCTTACGAATGATTTCTGCCCATGTACATAGGTTTGTTATGTACTCATCATCACAACAGTCCAATTCGGAACAGTAGTTGTGGAGCAGTTTCTTCTCCACCACTGGTGAAGGATACTCCTGCTCGAATGTGAGAGGGAATCTTTCTAAGAATGCTTCATTAAGCACGTTTGTTCCGACGAAACGCCCATCATCAGATCCCTTACCCTTAGTGTTTGCCGTCGCAATCACTGTGAATCCAGGAGCAGGGTATACCTGCTGACCAGTTTTCTTAAGAAAGACACCTTTCCCCTCCAGAATGGATTGTAAGCAAAGGATCTTATTACTAGCGAGGTCTAACTCATCTAACAACAAGACTGCACCACGCTGGAGTGCCTCTATCACAGGTCCATTATGCCATACGGTATCACCATTTGCAAGCCTGAACCCACCGATCAAATCATCCTCATCAGTTTCGACAGTAATATTAACTCTAATCAGTTCTCTCTTTAGATTAGCACATGCTTGCTCCGCACCAAAGGTCTTACCGTTGCCTGATAGACCAGTGATGAATACTGGATAGAACACCTTCGACTTAATGATCTTCTTAAGGTCACTAAAGTTACCAAAAGGTACGTAGTTGGAGTCTACATCAGGTACCAAGTTCTTAATCTCCACTGCTGGTGCAACTGCTGGTTGCTGGAAGTTTCTTTCTAATGCTTCAGTGACAGTGAGATTCCATTTACCTTTACCTACGTTATATTTCTGAAGTCTTTTCTTTACTGTAGCATAAGAGCAGTTATAATGTGTTGCTGCTTCTCTCAATGCTGGTGTCAGAACCTCTTCACCATGTCTCTCTGATAAGAATGATACAAGATCATCGGTTGTGACTGGTACTGGTTCGAATGGCATGTGTCTCTCTTGTTTGTATGTGTTTATTATAGTGCATAGGATGGGGGTTGTGTACCCCCAGTGGACACTATGCAATCTGTCCTGCGAAGGTAGCAAGGATGCGACGGTTGTTGACCTTCTTCTTGAGTGCTTTCCTAAAGGCAGTACGAATCTGACCCTTAGTAGCATCCTCCTTGACCTCCATAGAGACCTCCTCACTGCTATCATTTGACTGAATAACATACAATTCATTGTATGAAGTGTCTGTAATAACCACAGACTTATTTTTAGACCATTCCCTCTTGTACTTCTCAGTACTCCAGATATCATTCATCCTTAAGAACATAGAAAGATTTCTTGGTTGACAGATTCTGAACCCTAAGACACTAGTACCAGGATTATGATCCCTAATGATACGAATAAGTGTCTGAGTTAAGGAAACATTACCGTTCTTAATCTCTGAATAGTAACGACCAGTCTTTCTATCACGAATACATGTACCCCATCTTATTGCATTACAGTAAACACGATCCACATAGTTGGTTCTCTCATGACCATACCCCATGCAGTTTGCTTCACCATCGGTAAGGACTACAAGGTGTGTCTTCTCCACGTTATGTGCTGCTTTCCACTCTGGAATCAGTGCATTTACACAAACTAGACCCTCATTCAGTGGTGTTCCACCTAATCCTAAGAAATGTGGTGGTCTAGGTACAGATTTAACCTCACCATAGATGCCATAGTAATAACCTTCATAATAATATGCAACACGATATAAGTTACGGCACTGTCTTTGGAAGTCCTGCTTGTTACCTTTACTGGTTAGAAGGTTGCAGAGTCTAAAACGATCCTCTATCCATAGTTCTCCTGCCTTATGATCCAACTCAGGGTAATCCCATGGTTCCTCATTAGAACAGTAGTATCCACCATCAGAAGTGAAAGTATATACATCAAATGGGATGTCAACTTTCTTACAGAACTGACATAAGTTGATTAACTGATAGACTGTATCAGATATTTCTCTTGACATAGACCCAGACCAGTCAAGAAGGAAGATAAGACCATGATTCTTACCGTCTGTTGTCTTAGTGACCCTCTTAAAGATATCTTCAGCGATTTTATAGTTGTGTAACTTACTTGTGTCAATGACACCAGTCTTAGAAGAAGATGTACGTGCGTAAGTACTTGCTGCTTTCCTACATTCGAACTCTTTTACAAGATAATTAACATCTTTCCTAGTTCTTTTGCAGAATTCATTAAACTTTAGGTCTATCTCATGAAAATCTTCTCCAGTATCGTTCCACAACTGCTCTGCCTTGTCCCAGATGACCTTGTTATCAACAATAATAGTGTCTAAAGGTACTGATGGAAGGTTAACATAGGTAACCTCTTGAGCACCTCTTGCTTTTAGGTTCTCCATCTTACCGTTAAAGGAATCTTGAGTCTCTACCTTCTCAAGTTGCTCCTCAGGTGACAAATAGTCCATTTCATCTTGGAAATCGTTAGCAATCTCCTCTTCTGGACGTGGTGGTTCATCATAAGCCCCTCCATCTGGATCCTTATCATAATCATCAGTATCATTATCATCTTCTGTCTCCTCCTCACCTTCACCCTGATCACCTGAAGCACCTGGAATCGTAGCGTTTCCCTGTATTTCCATTTCTTCCTTCTTTTTCTCTATTTCTTCCTTCATAAAGCGAAATATATCTATTGCTGCGTCAATCGCATCTTGGAATGTCTCCACGCCCTCTACAGCGTCTCTGAGGGGCAACTCAGAGTCAGTAAATGGCATCACTGCATACGCACCAATCTTATAATGAAGGTTGATACGATCTATTAGTGACAGTTTCATCAAATTTCTGTTCTCAATGGAGAAGAAGTCTCTGTCATTGAGTTGCTGGTAACCTTGATAGAAGTCCTTACCTAAACCAGGAAACTTTCTCTTCATCAACTTCTCTATACGTGCGTCCTCTGTGACGTTCAGGAAGGATTTGGGGCATGGAAGGTCTTCTAGACCCTCTGCTGGTGTGAACAGGGCATGACCGACCTCGTGACCCACGAGCATGTTGTATACAGTATTGCTTGCTTCCCACATTGGAAGAGTCAGAACACGATTTGCTACGTCAAAGGCTGCTGTCTCTACATTCTTGTGCTCTACCAACAAGTTCTCGGTTGCAAGTAGTTTTGCTAAGGTTCCTTTGATCTCTGTCTTCATGTGATCTCGTATGTATGTACACAGTATAAGACCCCCGACGAGGATCGGAGGTCTTTAGTAGACGCTTTATCAACTGTCTACGCCTTTCTCTTGCAGAACGTAGTGCCTGTGGGTTAAGCTTACGTTTGCGTGGCTTCCCAGAGTTATGTTGCCAGTTAGGTATCGTCATGGATCTTCATTAGAGAGAAGTCAGATTGTTTTTCGAAGGATACTAGTCTGTCAAATTTATCTAATAGTATATCACCCTTGTGAGAGATAACAAAAAGGTTAGCATCTTTACCTAAACCCCTCAATATCTTCATTAGTTCATCAGTACTACCCTGATCTAGGGAAGAATCAAAAACTTCATCAAGTATTAGGAGGTTGGTACTTGCACTGTTCTTCATCTTAGCGATCTCTCGCCATGTAAACAGTAGTGCTAGATCAATTTTCTGCTTTTCACCCTCTGAAAAGGATGCATAAGAGAAATCATCTCTGAATCTAGATAGTATCTTCTCGTTAAAGTTTTCATCCAACGTGAAATTCACGTAGAAATCCATACTCGTGAGGTATTTATTGATTTTTTGATTAATTATAGGGATAAACTTCGATACTATCTTAGTCTTGATCCCACCGTCTCGCAACAAATTGGTGACAGTTTTTAAATTGTCACCCTGCTTGTTCACATTGGCACAAAATACCTCCTTCTCACTCAATTTGTGCTCAAACTGCACCAAATCCTGTCTCTCTTCCTCCAAACTAGTACTGTCACTACCCATGCCAGTCATAATAGTAGTGTTCTCCTTAAGAAGTTTCACCTCCTCCTTGGTCAATGCCTGTATTTCATACCTATATCCGTTCACAACTTCGGCCTGTGCCCTCAGTTCCTTGACCTCATCTGAGATTGTATGTATATGTTCAGTGATCTGATTGTGTGCTACCTTAAACTCATCCACCTTAGTAGATAATGACCCAATTTTCTCTGTTTTTAGGTCAGAATTTATGGTCTGAGTACATACAGGACAAGTATCATTCTCCTCAAAGAATTTAATATCTTTAGAAGCAATCTCTTTCTTGGAATGTAACTTAGTTCGCATGACTTTATACTTCTCATGCTTCTCTATAGACCTATCCAACAGTAATATTCTAGGGGTGATCTCATCTATCTCCTTATCGAGAGACTTAACCTTAGATTTGATCTCCTTAACCCTATCTTCATTCTCTTTAAACTTATCCTGAGCAATAGCAGTGTGCTCTTGGTCAACCTTCTCCAAATTCTCTATGTTTTTCCTCTGCATGTTGACCTTTTGCAGTGCCATTTCCAATTCATATTCACACTGCCTTTGTTCTTCTTTAATATCTCTAACTCTCTCCTTTAGGAGAAAATTCATTTGGGAGAAGATTTGGATGTCGAGTATATCTTCGATAACTTCTCTCCTGTGACTTGCTCCGAGTTGCATGAATGGGATAAATGTGGATGATCCGAGGATGACAACTTGTGTAAAGGACTTGTAGTTGAGTTTGAGTACTGATTGTTCGAGGAACTTTTGGTAGTCCTTCTGGGCAGCATCTTGGTCAACGAGTTCAGTATTCCTATAGATCTCAAATACATTGGGTTTCATTCCTCTTACTACTTTATATTTAACAGTTCCAACAAAGAACTCAACCTCAACTAGGGTCTCCTTTTCGTTGACACTATTGGTTAACTGACTCTTACTAACTTTCCTGAAAGGTTTATTAAACAGCACAAAGCACAGAGCGTCTAGTAAAGTAGACTT